AACGGACGTGGGGGGTTTACGCCATCGGCGTAAACGGGTTGCCATTCTTGACCTAGATAACTCCAAATCCATTTGTTGGCTCCCTTCGGGAGCATCGATTTGGGAGGAGTTTTGACGTCCATAAAAGGGGCGAGGTTGGGGGCAAGCTGGTTCCTAGCTGCCCACATTAATTCAGGGATCATCTGGTCCTCGATGCGTTCCTTCACGTCTTGTGAAGGGACTGGAGTGAGACCGGTGTCCGTGCGAGCGTAGCCGACGTCGGGAACCCAGCCAGCTTGCTGGGCAGGGCGACCGTCGGCGGAGGTGGAGCGTTCGGAAGGTTTCACCTTCACTAAGCCGTTGGCGTTGGCTTGACCGGGTATAAAATTACCGGAATCGGCGCCAGGAAAGGAGGGAGACGGATTAGCCAGATTTTTAAGCTGCATGGCCTTAATTTGGTTGTCGATGACGGAACCATCTAATTGGGCCTGAGCTTGGGCTAGTTGAATGGTGGCCATTTGTTTTTCGGGCGCGGTGCGGGTGGCGGAGACGGCCCGAGAGATGTTTTGTCCCATGTCCGCCATTGCTGTCGGCATAGACATATCGGGGGTAATCCCGGTGGAAACGGGAGAGAAGGAGGGTGAAGAGGCGCCCAGGGCGTAAAGCGGGTGAATACCCGCAGCCTTGGCGTCTTCCACCTTCCAGCGAATGCCGTTTTGGGCGAATTCTTTTTGCATCGCCATGTTGGCAGCGGCTTGAGCCGCTGCTTGAGCGTTGGCATCGCGGGTTGAATCGCGGCCCATTATGCCGCCGATTAGAGAAGCGCCGGTGCCTATTAAGGCACCACCGATTAGGGGGTCCATTATTTACACTTCTTTCTGGATAATTCTGTCCATACAGGCGTTTTTTGGCCGGCTTTGCCGGCCTTTCGCGTTGCGAACATGATTTGTTTTCGCTCTGCACGTTGAGTGCAGAGAGATTTTCTCACAGCCGTAGGCTGTTCGATTTTTTTTTGATCTACAGGCGACCAGTTTGGTTGCCTGTAGGGTTTTGTTTTAGGAGTGCTAGGTGTAATTACCTGCTGGGAGTACAGCGAGCGCGTCTGAGCTACTTTTTTAAAGTAGCTTGAGAGGCGCGTAGATGGCTCCCAGCGGGTTTTTTGGTTAGAACTGGGGGATACCCCCCAGTTCTGGGTCCCGAATGCCCTACGGGCATTCTGGGAGGGCGAGAGGATTGACGAATATTTGCTAGAAGGGGGCAACCTTCGGTTAGCTTCGCGCCGCCTTGCATTATTTCGTGATCTTCTGCCCATTTGGTGTCACCTAGCACAGTACACATCAAGAGAGTGTACTTTTGGCCTCCGCGTTAGGAGGCGTATTCGGCGCGGAAACCGACCCCTCTGGGTCAGTCTTTCCGGCCGGATCAGCCTTCGGCTTTTTCCCTTTAGGAAGGGCTTTTATTGCGAATTTCTCGAACTCGGCTTCACCTCGAGCGTCGAATTCGATTTCGTGGGGGGTCGGCGGGAGTTCGTCCTCGCCGACGTCGAAGTCGTTTGCCTCTTCGAAGGTTTCTTTGCCCTCTTGGAGGGCAATTTTGTTGAGATGATTCCGCGTGTAACGCTGAATCTGCTCCTGAAGAGTAGGCGGGCGATGAAACTTGACGGGGGTCGCGACTGGCGTCGTGTCCAAGGTTTCGGTACCTTTTTTTACCTTGTGTTTTTTCCAAAACATATTTTTCTCCTAGTAGATGTACGAAGCGGAAGACGCATCTACGATGCGTCGGGCAACGAGTTGGTGTCTGCACATAACATAGAGCTCGTTGGTTGAGCTGGTTGAGTAAATGCGATCTGTTGGATTCGCCTTTACGAAATCGCCGTTAAGAGCGGGAGCTGACGCGAACTTCCTGGCCATGTGCCAGAAGTCAAGCGTAGAGCGGAATTCACCGGCGATTGTGGACTCCTGGGATTTATACTCAGCGTAACGATCGTTGTAGCCCCAGGTGTCGTCAGGGGAAGCGGCCGCCATGTAGATTTCTTTATTGAGGATTTCTTGCTGGCCAATGTGCTGAAGCTCTTTTTGCCAGAAGTCCTCTTTGGTGCGGCGGCTCCACATGCGGGGAAGGCCATCGACATACATCGTCTTTGGCTTGGTGGAAATGAACGAGATCACGAACCCGTGCTCCTCGAAGTATTTCCGATAACGGTTAGAGCGGACTGCGCCAATACCATGGCCTTTCAGGTTTCCAACGCCGACTTCGTCGTCGCCATCGGTGGTAGGCGAAGTTTGCAGAACCTCGGAGAACTGAAGAGTCTGGGAGCCGCCGCCGAGATACTCAGGAAGTTGAAGGCGGGCGTCCGAGGATTTTACGCCAAGATAGGCGAGATATTCGGTATAGCGAGAGCCATAGCGGGCACGAGCTTCCTCGTACCGCTGAATGGCGAATGCACGACGAAGTTCGTTAATGTTGGCAGCAGAGGCTGTGGCCAGGTCGGCCTCGAGGCCGGTTTCGTCGCCCCAAATGGTCTCCTCGATGGCTCCATAGGAGCCGTTAAGGTTGAGGTGAGCGTCGGTTCCGACGCGGACGCGCTGAACGTAACTGGGGTTGGAGAACACCCCCATGTTCATGCGTTCGCCGGTCGACACGACGGGAGCGGTAGAGCCGAGAGGGACAGTGACCTCCGGTCCCTTCTGGGTCCAGGGGCGCGCGGTGGTGAAATAATCTTTTTCCCACGCGACGTAGGGAAGAGTTACATCGGTCGTAGTGTCATTGCCGTCGGCAAGAGACACGACTCGATTGGTCTGAAGGTCCTGGTCACGATACCAGTTGTTCCAAATAAGACCTACCGCGCGGAAAGGGAGCGCGGATACAGGGACGCCGGCTACGCCGGGTCGAACGCCGAGATAGTCGGCAAGGGAGCCTTCGGCGAAGCCCGTGACTGCGGGCGTAGTGATCGTGGGGTAGACCGAGGCGTCGAAGCCATCGGGTCCGCCCGTGATGAATTTTTCCCAGTTGTCCCAAAGGAGCCTCATGGGGACGAACCAATGGTGCACGCGGGTATTTACCGGGTGCATCACGGGAGCGAGAAGAGGGTTAGTTCGCACCAACACATTTGTGTTGTGCTGAAACGAATCTCCAGGAAGCACCTCGGTGATACCGCAGGGCACTAATTGGCCCTGATCGCAGGTGAGGAGTTTCGTATGGGAGAGGTTGAATTTATTACGTCTCACAGGTCGCCTTTCTTTGAAAAGATTTTTAGTCGCGTTTCGAGATTAAGCACCTTCTGTTTATTTAAATCAACAAGAATTCTTTTTACCGACTTACTTTTGTTTTCTTGATTTTGTAGGGCTTCTGTGATGAGCGACGTTGTTTCGATTTGCAGGCGGAGCAGCAATTCTTGCGGTGTCTTTGGGTCATGGCCTAGTTCCTTCCGGATCTTCGATCGGAGATAACGGCCGAGCGGTAGCGAGCGAGTGCCCATTTTAAGAGCAGCAGGTACATCACCGTTTGCCATGATGCTGTTACAGCCAGCATCTGAGGTGAGTACATCGCATATATTAGGCACGGCTGTAGCACCGATGCCGGGTCTGAGAGACATTCGAGCGAATTCAGGGTGGCGTCCATTGAGGCGAGGGTCCTCCTTAGATGTGAGTTTTTTGACGACATAGCCCGCGACATATTGCGCGGAATCGGGTGTTAACTCGCCGGTATGAACGAAGCCTTTCTTCCAGGTTTCCTGGAAGAGTGGCGAGTACGGCGGTAAACCGTAGATGATTGCGTGATAGTGAGGTCGGTGAGTTTGGTCTCCATACTCACCGACGAGATAGAAGCGCAAGGCCGCTTTCGCGGCCTTGCGCAGGGATTTCAGCCAGAGCTGTGTGTGCCGTGGAACAAGCGACGAGCTGGGAGGCAGAGCCTCGTCTCGATAGGTCAGAGTGACGAAAGAGGACTCGGCGTGCGTGAGCGACTCGAGCATCATTCTGTTGGACCACACGCGACGGCGATTGAACCGACACGGCAGACACTGTCCGCAGCCGAAAGGTTGGGAAGCGGACTTCAAAAACGGCTTTTTACAGAGCATTTACATACGGAAGCCGATTTTTGGAGCACGGATGCCGCGTTTCTTGATAACGCGACGACGGGATTTTTTCTTTTTTCTGCGCACGGGTACCTCCTATTTAAACGGACGTGGGGGGTTTACGCCATCGGCGTAAACGGGTTGCCATTCTTGACCTAGATAACTCCAAATCCATTTGTTGGCTCCCTTCGGGAGCATCGATTTGGGAGGAGTTTTGACGTCCA